AGTTGCAGCATGGAGAACTGGTCATAGACCAGGTACAACAGCAGCTCAATGGGGGATGGCAAGAGTAAATTCATTCGTAACTAAGTCCTCAGGCACTTGGGGCAAAGCAGATAAAGACCTAGCGTCAAAAGTAAGGGGATAAACAATGAAAACATTTTTTGGTTTTAGAACAGAACTTGAAGAAGCTAAACTCAACGAATTGAGTCCTGAACTTCTTCATCGTGCAGCTGATAAGGCTGATAAAAAAACAGCAAGGATTGGTGCAGTTGCCTCAAAGCAAGATGCCCGTGGGAAAGACTCTTCAAGAGCTGATACCATGTATAGAGCTTCAAAGGCAAGATCAGATCGTCTAAGAAAAGGTGCTGCTACTGCTGCTGATCGTGATGCTGAAAGAGAGTATCAAAAACAAAAAGCTCAAAAGCATGAAGCAATGTCACCTGCTCAAAAAGCTGCTCACGATAAAGCAGTTGCTGCATTTAAAGCAAGAGGTGGTAAGGTTACTAAGCTAGCACCAGGTAAAGCTGCTGGTTGGCACGGCAAAGACGATTTTGGTACTGGCCAAAAAGGTATGCTTGGTAAATCTGATACTAGTAAATTTGGTACTAAGAAAAGAGTTAAATCTATGCAGGCATCTATGCAGGCTCATGTTGAAAATACAGAGCTTGATGAAAAAGTCTATTCAAAGCCAGCTAAATTAGACCCGGCAATTGCTAGAGATCCAAAGGTAAAAGCTGCTCAGAAATCTCATGCAAAAGGTGACTGGGATGGAAACGTAGATAAAGAAGGAAATGCTGTTGTTCATGTAAAAGGTAAACCACATACTGTTACTGTTCAAATGGAATCTATGAATGAAGCTACTAATATGTTTACTGATGACCGTGTAGGTTTTCAGATTGATCGATTTGCAATGGGTCAGGGTAAAGTAGGTTTTCAAATTAACTATGGTAAAGGCCGTGGTAAATACATTCAAGTACCAATGGATGATATGAAACGAGTTATTGCTCAAATGACTAAAGCAATGAAGGCAAAAATCTAATGAAATTTCGCGAGTATTACGAAATTGGAACTAAAGCTTATAGCGATCATACTAAAAAAATGACGCCTGGCCAAGTTGAAGATAAAGATCCAAATGAGTATGATAGAGAAGGCGATATGGCAAAAGGCCAATTACAAACTATTGCTGATGCCGCTCTTGAACTTGCGGGAATGCTAAGAGACGATACTAATATGCCTGAATGGGTTCAAAATAAAATCACAAAAGCGGCAGATTATATTGACACTGCTCGTGATTATATGAAAAACGAACTTAAAGAAGGCACAGGTAAATATAAAGGTGAAACTTGGGAACAAGGTTATAAACGCCGAGTAGTAAAAGTTACTGATCCAAAGCATATTGATATGGGACATAAGTGGCGTATTAAGGGTAAAGAAAAACCTGAAATTACTATTAAATATTATAAAGATAAGCCATCACAGGCAGAATATAACAAGCAAATGAAAAGGGTTGCGGGTCATGAATTCGGTGGATAAGTTTAATAGTTTTAGATTAAATCAAATTGACGAGGCTTGTGAAGACTGTAATCTTTATGAAGATTTACAAGTTGAAGCTGCTGAATATAAAGGTCGAAAAGTTAAATTGAATGACCCTTCAAGGTCAAGCGATGGTAAGAAAAAGTTTTACGTTTATGTTAAGAACGAAAAAGGTAACGTAATTAAGCTGGGCTTTGGTGATCCAAATATGGAAATCAAAAGAGATGATCCAGCAAGAAGAAAAAATTTTAGAGCTCGCCACAATTGTGATAATCCAGGACCAAAATGGAAAGCAAGGTATTGGTCTTGTTATCAATGGAGAGCTGGAGCAAAAGTAGATAACTAATGATTATCCCTGATATAGAGAATTTAACTAAAGGCATCGGTGTTGTAACAGCAACTCTAGCTATGCTAGGTGGTGGATATACTGTATGGGATAAATTCTCTAGCAAAGACATTCTTACTTGGGCTCCTGAATATTTTAATATTTCTAACGGTCCAGTTAATGGCGAATTCAAAGTAGAAGTAGCAAGAGAAAAACATCGCGATGACTGCACAGTTACAGATTTTACTCTTACAGTTAGAGACAGTGAAAACATTATACATCCCGCTACAAGTAGCATTGGAAAATTTATGGGACCTGCAAATGATAAGATTGACACGTTTGCATATAAAATGCAAATTGCTGAAGATCATAGGCATAAAGTAGCAAAAGGTACTGCTACTCTAATTGCTTATATCGATTATGATTGTCCAGAAGGACACGTTGCAGTCACATATCCTGATCATAAAAATTTAACGTTTGTAATTCAGTAGAGGAATAAATATGGCTGAGTCAACAAATACGAGACTTGATAGAATCGAGGAAAAACTTGATCGCTTGGCCGACGCCATGATTTCACTAGCTCGTGCAGAAGAAAAGATAAGCGGTTTGCAAGACGATCACGATAAAATGTATGAAAGAATAAACCGATTAAGTCAAAAAATTGATGAAGTTGGAGCTAAAGTAGATGAGAATTCCAGAACAGTACAATTTATCCACAGGCTGTTTTGGGTAATAATTGTTGCCGGTGCCGGCACATTAGTCAATATGTGGATGTTATAAGGAGAAGCCAAATGTCATTAGACGAAAGACTAAAGAGTGTGGCTCGGGCTTACCTGAGCATGCACGAAAAGAAAGACATGACCGGTATGGTCTGTGAAGACTGTGGGTGTGAATACGGTAAGGTCAAAGAGATGTGTGAGTGCACTAACGAAGGATCTGATCCAAATGCTAAACATTGGGTTAGCAAAGAAACTTACAATGAAGGTAAAGAAGTTCAGTTTGTAATTCCGGAAGATATTCCAGCTAACGAACGCACTGCTTTTCATGGTGCAGCTGCTGCCGCTCATAAAGGCGGTAAGTCTCACTTTAATTTTAATGGTAAGAAACACCCAGTTACCATGAAAAAAGATACAGCAAAGGCAATTAACTCTTCAACTGAAGAAGGCGTTGAAATTGAAGTTGATAAGGATTCTGAAGCTTCACCAGAAATGAAGAAAAAAGAGGATCCAAAAAAGAAAAAAGGCATGAAAGTTACTAAGTCAGATGACAAATCAGATGACAAAGAAACTTCAACTGACGTAGCTGAAGGAGTTGATACTTCTCCTGCTGGGAATAGCCCTGCAGCAAAAGCTATGGCAGCGAGAGATGCTGAAGTTCTTGACCAAGCTCAAGATAAAAAGCGTGAAAAGCGTCGTGACGAAGATAAACAAGACGGGACTAATGCAGTAAAAGAAGCTCCTAAGAGACATAATGACTCTAAGGTAGGTGAAAAACCAATGAAACGTTTTAAGGATATGAGGTAAGTTATGGTAAACAAACCAGGTTGGCTAGAAGATTCAATTGCAAAGGCAGATGGATATTATTCACCAAAGGGTGAGAAGTTGAAGGGCGAAATGTTAACAGCAGATCAAATTGCAGAATGGAATGGAACTAAAGCTAAAGCTCCAAAAGCAGAAATGCTAGTTGAGGCTCCAACTTCTTCTGACGATTTGAATGAGATGACCAAGGTTGAACTTGAAGAACTTGGTAGAGAACATGGTGTCGAATTAGATCGTAGAGAAAAGAAAAGTTCATTGGTCAGTCAATTAAAAAATATAATTACTGGCTGATCATCTAGGGTAAATAGGTATAGATTAACCTATTACTTTGGATGACAATATATGAATTTATTCAATGAATTGAACGAAGAAAATTTGGTGCTATTTGCGTCAAAGAATTATAAAAATGTTCAATGTACAAGTGTAGAAGAGTTTTATGATGATTTACAAAGGTTTAAGTATCTTAAGAGACTTTTTAAGAGATACTCGAACAATGGAGACTTACAAGAGCGTCTAATATTGAATCACATTATTGTTTTAGCTAATGTATTTGGTATTGAAGCAGCGAAAAGGATGTTATTCTATAAAATAGAAAAACAACACTATTCAGCTTTAAAGACGTTTTTGGTTTTCTTAAATTATTTAAGAGAGGATGAAAAAGTCGAAATACCGCTTGATAATGGAATTATAAAGACGTTAAGGAAAATCTAATGGGAATCGTATCAAGAGCTGCAGACGTCTATTATACATTCAGGTTTCTAAAAACTCTTGTCACTAAGTGGGAAGACATGGAAGCCTATAAACTTGGTATAATTGACGACAATGGCAAATTCATTTGGCCTAAAGATAAATCAATGACCGGTGAAGAGAAAAGTGCTTATACCGTATTCCATAGACTTGTTTTTAATCTTAAACGCTTAATGGAAAAGCTTCCTTTTGGCCGCTCACGTTTGGCTTCTTATGCGGCCGCTCTTTTTCTGTTAAGAGAACAAACTGGTATGACAGAAGAACAAATTGCCGATGTCCTTGACGAGGCTGGTTTTGATATTAATTCTTTTTTACCAGAAGAAACTCAATGGAATGTTCAAGAAGACAATTCATTGTCGCCAGGTATTTATGTGTTAACTAATGATATGCCACACCCAGAAACTGGAGAAATGATATATCGCCAAGGCACTAAAGTTTCTGTTGCAGAAAATACAAAACCAATTGGTTCTATATTTGGCGAAAATATATATACTATTAGGCACGTTGGAACTAAAAGTTCTGTATACATAACAGCATCGGATATAGTAAGATGAAGAAATTTAGCTTTTGGACAGATGCCTGTTGGGACGGATACAAACAAGTAGGCATGAAGAAAAAAGGGAACAAAGAAGTTCCCAATTGTGTGCCAGAAGACGCACCGGCAAATGCAATTGCACATGGTGGCGTTGATATGAATCCAACTGGTAGAGCGCGTAAAATGGATAGACGCATGCGTTATCATCCAGATGCGATGTTTAGACGTTCAAAAAATATCCTTGATGGATCAATTGCAAAGATTTTGAAGCAGAGAAAAAATGCTTAAAATCTATGGATTGATTGTTGTTATGGCTATCTTAGGTGGATTAGGATATGGTGCAAAGTATTATTATGACACCACACAAAATACAATAGCCACTTTAAGAGATAATAACGCTCAATTAGAAATAGCAGCAGATGTCGCCAATGAAAGTGTAGAGACACTTAAAGGTGATATTGCTAAAATGTCTATACTCAATAAATCATTACAAGAAGATTTACAAAAGGCTGAAGCTTATGGTGACGAACTTAGACAAAAACTAAGTAAGTTAAACCTGGTAGTTGAAGCTCTTAAAGACTCAAAAACTCTAGAAGGAAAAATGAATGGCGCGTCAGCTAAACTTTGGCGCGGTCTCATGGATGACACCGGTAATACTACTGACCTTCCTACTCCTAGCTGGCTGCAGCAGTCTCCGTCCGGAACCGGAGATCAAAACAGTGGTCAAAGTGGAGAAGGTACAGATACCAACGGTGGCAAGACCAAAACCGCTCCAGCTCAATGATACCAGAGTCTTTGTAGTTACTAAAGATAATTATGAAGAATTCGTAAAAGAATTTACTGAAATATACGGTGAATTGGCTTTTGTTGCGCTAAGTATGAAAGATTATGAAACATTAGCATTGAATATTGCGGACCTTCGAAGATATATAAATCAACAGGGTGAGATAATTGTATATTACGAAAAAGCAGTAACGGAGAAACCAGGTGGCAACGAAATTAAATGAAAGTACTGAAGTATCCATACCTATAAAAAATTTGGTAGGGTTAATTATTGGTACAGTTATTGCTGTGACTGCATACTTTGGACTGACTGAACGCATTGCTTTTCTTGAGCACAACTATACGATGATGGATATGCAAGTAGATAAAAATAATGATTGGATTAATAGTTTCAAACCACCCGCCGAAGTTCAAGACACTATTAAAAGAGTCCGTGTTCTAGAACTAAAAATTAAAGAACTTGAAATACTACTTCAACAATATCAAAAATAATAGGAGGCACTAATGGATTTCATAGTAGATCAGCTCGTCACTTGGTGGCAATTTACTATAGTAGGTGTTTTAATTATTATAGGATGGTTTATCAACTGGCTTGGAGTTGATTGTGATGAAGAGATTATTGGTTTTGAATATAAAGATATGCCTCAACTAAAGCCAATTAAAATAGCAACTGCTGGTAAAGGCTTTTGGAGTGCTATTTGGATGTGGCTTACTGGGACACGGCATTGGACAGTAGCTCAAGATTGGGAATATAAATTAAACGGCGAATGGTATGTTATCCCAGCCGGCTTTCAATTTGATGGTGCTTCTATTCCTAAATTTTTACATACATGGCTTTCCCCAGTCGGTGTTTTACTTATGGGCGGTCTAGTTCACGACTATGCTTATAAGTATGCAACACTTCTAAAATCAGATAAGAAATCCATTATGGGAGAAATCAATCAGAAACAAGCTGATGATATCTTTCGCGATATCAATATTGAACAAAATGGATTTCATTTTCTAAACAACTTAGCATATTGGGCTTTAAGAATTGGTGGATTTATTGCTTGGAACGGCCATCGTAAAGTTAATGCTAAGATAGATATAAAATAAACAGTTTACAATTCACTCATTTTGTGATATAATAATATTATAAAATGAAAAGCGGAGTAGTCAATGAACAACCAAATTATGGTGACAAAGCGTAATGGCCGCGGAAAAGAGCCATTTGATCTTGAAAAAGTTCATAGAGTACTTGAGTGGGCGACAGAAAGCGTATCAAACGTATCTATTTCTGAAATAGAACTCAGGTCTAACATTCAACTTTATGATGGAATTAAAGCATATGATATTCATGAGCTCTTAATTAAGTCAGCAGCTGAGCTGATTAGTGAAGACACTCCAAATTATCAGTATGTTGCAGCAAGACTTATTAACTATAAGCTTCGCAAAGAGGTGTATGGTCAATATGAACCTTGGTTGCTTAAAGATATTATTGAAAAGAATATTGAGAAGGGCGTGTACGATCCCGCTATTCTTGATAAGTACAATGATGAAGAGATAGATAAACTTGAAACATTTATCCACCATAAGCGAGATGATGATTTTACTTATGTAGGTATGGAACAGTTTCGTGGTAAATATCTTGCTCAGGATCGTAATACTAAACAATGTTATGAAACTCCACAGGTCTTATACATGATGATTGCAGCAACTTTATTTGCTGATTATCCTCAGGAGGAAAGACTTAAGTGGGTAAAGGATTTTTATGATGCAACCTCTCAATTCTACATTAGTCTCCCAACTCCAATTATGGCTGGACTCCGCACAGCAACACGCCAGTTCTCTTCTTGCGTACTTATCGAATCAGGGGATAGTCTCGATAGTATTAACGCTACTAGCACTAGCATTGTTCGTTATATTAGTAAGAAAGCTGGTATCGGTGTTGGTGCTGGTGGCATTCGTGCTCTTGGTAGTAGAATTCGCGCCGGAGATATTGTCCACACTGGACTCATTCCTTTCCTCAAATACTTCCAATCAGCTGTCAAGTCTTGTTCCCAAGGTGGAGTAAGAGGTGGAGCCGCAACTTGTTATTTTCCTCTTTGGCATTATGAGTTTGAGAATCTAGTTGTATTGAAAAACAATAAAGGAACTGAAGAAACCCGTGTACGTCAAATGGATTATGCCTTTCAGTTAAATAAACTGATGTATGAGCGTCTATTATCAGGTGGCAATATTACTTTCTTTTCACCAAATGACGTACCAGGTCTATATGACGCGTTTTACTCTAACCAAGACGAATTTAGACGTCTATACGAAAAGTATGAAAAGGATTCATCAATTCGTAAATCAACTCTTCCAGCTTTGGAAGTATTCACACAACTAATAACAGAAAGAAAAGATACAGGACGCATTTATATTATGAATGTCGACCACGCCAATGATCATGGTTCTTTTGATCCATCAAAGGCTCCTATTCGTATGAGTAACCTGTGTTGTGAAATCGATTTGCCCACTAAGCCACTTAATTCGGCTGATGATTCAGAAGGTGAAATTTCTCTTTGTACTTTATCAGCAATCAATTGGGGGTTAATCAATGAACCAAAAGAATTCGAAAAATACTGCACACTCGCAGTTAGAGCTTTGGACGAGCTGCTTACGTACCAAGATTATCCAGTGCCAGCAGCATATGAGAGTACTATGGCACGGCGCCCGTTGGGAGTGGGAATTATTAACCTATCATATTTCCTTGCTAAACGAGGACTTAAATACGACGAAGAAGCTTTGTCAACAATCGACGAATACGCTGAAGCATGGAGTTACTACCTTATTAAGGCGAGTGTGGATCTTGCCGAAGAAAAAGGACCATGTGGAAAATCAGACGAAACAAAATATTCGTTAGGCGTATTTCCAAAAGACACTTATAAAAAAGAAGTTGATGAGCTTATACCACATAAAGAGAGAAAAGGTTGGGCATCACTTAAGAAAAAAGCTCTTAAGTTTGGTATTCGCAATTCAACTCTTATGGCTCTTATGCCTGCTGAAACTTCAGCTCAAATATCTAACTCAACAAATGGTATTGAACCACCAAGAGCTCTAGTGTCATATAAACAATCAAAAGATGGTGTAATGGCTCAAGTTGTTCCAGGCTTCTATCATCTTAGGAATAAATATGATTTACTATGGGATCAACCAAACCCATCTGGCTATCTTAAAATTTGTGCTGTATTGCAGAAGTATATTGACCAAGGTATTTCTGTGAATACGTCTTATAATCCAGAAAAATTTGAAGATGGTAAGGTTCCAATGTCACAAATGATGACTGATCTTGTCTCATTCTATAAGTATGGAGGCAAACAGCTTTATTACAATAATACATATGATAGCGCTGGTGAACACAAAGATGACGAAGTAGAACTGCCACTGGCAGATATAGATGATGAAGCATGCGAAAGCTGCGTAATTTAGAAGGGAATTGAAATGTCAGTATTCAAACAAAAAACAAAATCACACATGGAATCAAAGATGTTCTTTGATGGTGAAGTAGATATTGCTCGTTACGATATGCTTAAGTATCCAGCACTTGATAAAATCACAGACAAGATGCTTGGATTCTTTTGGAGACCTGAAGAGGTAGATGTATCAAAAGATCGTAGTGATTTTGGTAATTTGACAGAACACGAAAAGCATATTTTTACTTCTAATCTTAAACGTCAAATATTACTAGACTCTGTACAGGGTCGTGGTCCAACTGAAACTTTGATGCCTATTGCATCGGTACCTGAGCTAGAACCATTGGTGCAGACTTGGGCCTTTATGGAAACAATCCATAGTCGTTCATATACACATATTATTCGAAACATTTATCCAAACCCTTCGAATGTATTTGACACAATGTTGGATATTAACGAAATTGTTGATTGCGCTAAAGACATTTCTGAGTACTATGACGACTTTATTGAATATAATAAATGGCATAGTCTATTGGGTCCTGGCATTCACAAAGTCAATGGTATTAGTAAAGAAGTGGATACGTATGAACTAAAACGCAAATTATGGCTGGCTCTTAATTCAATTAACGTATTAGAAGGAGTACGATTCTATGTTTCGTTTGCTTGTAGTTGGGCTTTTGCTGAACTTAAAAGGATGGAAGGTAACGCGAAAATTATTAAGTTTATTGCTCGCGATGAAAATACGCACCTTGCTGCTTCTCAAACTATTATTAAAACTCTTCCTAAAGAAGACAAAGACTTCGAAAAAATAAAGAACGAAATGGAAGATCAAGTTGTAGACATGTTTAAGTCTGCTGTCGATCAAGAAAAAGTCTGGGCTGATTACCTGTTTAAAGATGGTTCAATGATTGGTCTCAATGCCAGCTTGCTATATAATTATATTGAATGGATTGCTCACAAGAGAATGAAATCTCTTGGTCTTCCATCACCATATCAAGTTCCACAAGCCAACCCATTGCCTTGGACAGACAAATGGATTGGAGGCGGCAATGTTCAAGTTGCCCCACAAGAAACCGAAATTAGTTCTTACGTTATTGGTGGAGTCAAACAAGACGTAAGCGACGACCTATTAAAAGGAATGAGCCTATAATGAAAATTGAAGTTTATACGCGTTCACAGCCGCCATGTAGCTATTGTATGGCGACTAAAGCGGCATTACAAGCTAAAAGATTAGATTTTACCGAGTATGAAATTGGTAAAGATCTGACCAAAGAGCAGTTAATTGAAAAATTTCCTATGGCTCGAACTATGCCTGTTGTTCTTATTGATGACACATATATTGGTGGCTATAACGAATTAGAAGACCATTTATTGTCACGTGCTCTCGGTGGGATGACAATATGAAAGAATGCTGGTCCTGTAAGTGCAAATTTAAGATTCAATTTGAAGATGATGATCAAGAGCTCACCTTTTGCCCGTCGTGCGGAGAAGAAATGCTTGAAGAGATAAATATCTCTGATGGACATATTATTTACGACACAGGCGAAGAAGAGTGGGAATGACGTGGTACTATGAAAATAAACCATATGATGACACACCGGATGAATACCAAGGATTCGTGTATGTTATCACAGAATTGGATACAAACAAAAAATATCTCGGTAAAAAGAACTTTTGGAGGCCTAAGACACTACCAAAAAACTCTAAACGTAATCGCAGAGTACGAACGAGAGTTGAATCCGATTGGAAAGAGTACTTTGGATCAAATAAAGAATTATGCTATCTCGTGGAGGATAGAGGACGAGACAAATACAAAAGAGAGATACTTAGATTATGTAAGACAAAAGGAGAGATGTCTTACTATGAAACCAAAGCCCAGTTTGACTTCGAAGTACTTTTTTCAGACGAGTGGTTTAATGAGTTCATAGGTTGTAAAATACATTCTCGCCATATTAAGGGTTTACAAAACGAAGAAAGTGTGTTATAATATACGTATGAATGAAAACAAAAGCAACATAATACCGTTTCCGCAGAAACAGACACCTGAAAAATGGAATCAGGAAAAGTTTGATCTGGAAACTACTCACTACCTTATGAATATTGTGGTAGAAGAGCTAGCAGATCTCGGATACGATATTGACAATGATGTCCTTAAAAAAGACATAGGAGTGCTTGCTAATTTGATGTATGCGTCCTTTCAAAGGAACCATGCAAACACCGAACACATTTTTCACTTCATACTTGATGAATGTGATCATATGATCCAAGAGGTAAAGTCATATATGCGTAACCTCGAAGATGATGAACTAGATAATGAGGAACCCACCAATGATAATAGTCGACTATAATGCCATTGCAATTGCAGGCGTAATCACACAAAAAATGCAAATTGACGAACACCTTATTCGTCACATGATTCTTAATACTATTCGAATGTACAATAAGAAATTTCGAGATGAGTATGGTGAAATGGTTATTGCATGTGATCATGCTTCATGGCGTAAAGAGGTGTTCCCTCAGTATAAAGCATCTCGTAAAAAAGGTAGAGAAGAGTCTAGCTTAGATTGGAATGAGATTTTTCGTATTATCAATCAGGTCCGTGAAGAAATTCGTGACAATATGCCATATAAAGTTATCCATGTAGAACGTTGCGAAGCTGATGATATTATTGGTACGTTAGTTTATGATACACAAGAGTTTGGTCGTCATCAAAAAGTAATAATTATCTCGGCTGATAAAGACTTTATTCAACTTCACAAGTTTAATAATGTCCGTCAATATAGTCCAATGCAAAAGAAATTTGTTGAAAACGAAAACCCGCGTCTCTATGCCTTTGAACATATTCTAAAAGGCGATAGTGGTGATGGTGTACCTAATGTCCTTAGTGAAGATAATGTCTTTGTTGAAGGTATTCGCCAAACTCCACTATCAAAAAAGAAAATGGATGCAATATTACAAGACCTAGATGATGGTGAGCTACTATACGCTGCATCTTGGTATAGAAACTATCAGCGCAATGATACTTTGATTAACCTTGAAAATACTCCTAAAGAACTAAAGACTGAAATTATAAATAAGTTTGAAGTACAGCCTCCAAGAGGCGCAGGAAAAATACTAAACTATTTTGTAAAAAATCGCTGTAAAATGTTAATTGAATGTATTGAGGATTTTAATAATGGCTAACCCTAACGTAAGTAAAATGACAGTCCACGAAGTATTGGAACTCGTGGCTAAAGCTCCCACCAAAATAGAAAAAAGCAAAGTACTATTAACGTATGAATCTCTTGCTTTGAAGACTATTTTGCGAGGTGCCTTTGATGAAAAACTAGAATTCAATCTTCCAAAAGGAACGCCTCCTTACACTCCAGCTCATATTGGAGAAGTAAGAGCTGCTAATACACATCAATCTATGAAAAGAATGAGATATTTTGTAAAAGGTGGAGAAGGCGATCGTATTATGGCTCCAAAACGTGAAAGGATGTTTATTTCTCTCCTTGAAACTATAATGCCAGAAGACGCAGATCTTTTTGTTAAAATGAAAGATAAAAAACTTATTGGTGTCTATAAAGGAGTAACTAAAAAGTTAGTTCAAGACACCTGGCCGAATTTGATCAAAGAATAAATAAAAGCATGAATAATAACTATAACATCATCTCAAACTTAGCCTGCGGAGAGTCTCTCTTTGCAGGCCTTTTTTTCTAAAAAACAGGAGGCACGTCATCTCGCTATCATCGTCTAACCTTTACAGAAGGAGAAAAGATTTGCGCGGTTCTCAAATAGAAAGACTCAAAAGAGATTCCAAAGAGTTAAAACACTATATGAAAAGAGTAGAAAAAAAAGGCGATACGGTATTAGTTCATAAGCTTAGAGCAAAATACGAATACCTTAATTCTAAAATTAGCGAAGTTGAAATGGACATTGCAGTTTAAGGTTTACAAACCACTGAAAATGTGATATAATATACTATATTATGAGGAATGAAAAATGAATATTTTTATACTAGACGAAGATCCTGTTTTGGCAGCTCAATTACAGTGTGATAAACACGTTGTCAAAATGATTACAGAGTCAGCTCAAATGCTGTCAACTGCTCATCGTTTACTAGACGGCAAATTGGTTAAGAAACCATCTAAGTCTGGCAAGCGAATGATCAATTATTATGATCTATATGAAGGCGCTGACGACCTTGAAATGGAAATGATTCTTATGACAAACGTTCATGAAAACCATCCATGTACTAAATGGACTATGGAATCCAGTGCTAATTATGATTGGCATTGGGAACACTTACAAGCTCTCTGTCACGAATACACTCGACGTTATGCAACTGAAAAAGAGCCTCATAAAACTCACAAAGTCGAGCGTGTGCACCTATGGCCACTCAAAAATTTACCTCGCAATATTCCAAAAGGTCCAATGACTCCTTTCAAACTAGCTATGCAAGGTAACCCAGAATGCATGTTTCCAGATGATCCAGTAAAGTCGTATCGTGCTTTTTATCATACAAAACAAAATCGATTCAAAATGGTATGGACTAAAAGGGCTGAGCCAGAATGGTGGAATAAAAATGGAAAGACATGAAGCATATATGAAACGCAGAATGCGTGAAGAAGATGAAAAGCAAGGTATTTGCTCTAACTTCATGCTACCAAGTGAAATGGCCAGACGTATCAAGGCCTTAGAAAAACGAGTTGAGGAATTAGAGAATGCCAACGTACAGGTTTCGGAACAAGACCACGGGTGAAGAATTCGACCATTTCTTAAAGATGGACGAAAAAGAAGCCTATATGAAAGAGAACAACTTAGAGTCTGTAATTACCGGTCTCAATATGGTACACAATCCTGGTAGTAGACTTAAAGTTGATGATGGATTTAGAGAAGTGCAAGCTAAAATAGCTCAAACACATCGTAAACATACTATGAATCGACACTAAAATGAGTAGTTTGAAATTACGACTGGAAGACATGGAAGTTGTTGAACCAGTCACAGCAAACCAGCGTAAGGTAGTAAATGCCTATGAAGCTGGAGATAGTTTGGTCCTTGCCGGATCTGCTGGAACTGGCAAGACCTTTATGGCCCTATCATTAGCCCTTGAAGATGTTCTTGATAAAGAATTATCTTATGACAAGGTAATGATAGTTCGCTCAATTGTACCTACAAGAGACATCGGCTATCTTCCTGGTGATGAGGAAGAGAAAAAAGATGCTTATACTGGACCATATAGATCTATTTGTGCAGAGCTTTTTCAAAACGCTGATGCATGGACAAAGTTAAAGCAGTCTGGTACAATTGAGTTTATGTCAACTTCTTTTATAAGAGGTGTGACAATACAAAACGCAATCGTTATTCTTGACGAAATGCAAAACTTAACTTTCCATGAATTAGACTCTATAATCACTCGTGTCGGTGAGAACTGTAAATTTATAATGTGTGGTGATTATTATCAGTCTGATTTTACAAAAGAGTCTGATAGAACTGGTATTCTAAAGTTTTTAAGTATCATTGAACAACTTAAAAATTTTACTATTATCGAGTTTGGTTGGGAAGATATTGTACGTTCCGACTTTGTTCGGGACTATATTATGACAAAGGAAATGTTACAAATAAAATGAGGAGTTACTCCGATGGCCAAATATGTTCGTTGGGACCCAAGTAATAAAAAAGCCGGCAGAAAGAAAAGTAGATCAAAGCTAGGACTACTTAGCAAAACAAACAAAATTATACGAAAAGAAAATGAAATTCAAACACCTAAACTCAAAATTGGACTACAATGATTTACTTACCGAAACTACTGATAAGGGTAGACTTTACACTACTCCAAATGGTACTCGGTACCCATCAATCACAACCGTCCTAAGTATACTTAGTGAAGATGCAATTAGACAGTGGAGGCAACGAGTTGGAGAAGAGGCTGCTAATCGCATATCTACTCGAGCTGCTAATCGCGGCACCGCTGTACATAGCATTATTGAACGATATTTAGATAATGAGGAAGATTATGATAAAGATTTTATGCCAAACGTGGTTGAAAATTTTTTGGATCTCAAGCCAATTCTTGACGCTAGCGTTAATAACATACGTGCACAAGAGGTTCCTTTATATAGTGATCACTTACGGCTTGCTGGTCGAGTGGATTGTATTGGGGAGTTTAATGGGATTCTTAGCATTATAGATTTTAAGACATCACGTAAACTAAAAAAGAGAGAATGGATTACAAATTACTTCACACAAGAAGCAGCTTACGCTATTATGTGGGAAGAAAGGACGGGTGAACCTATTACACAATTGGTCACCTTAATAACTGTTGACAATGAACAACCTCAAGTATTCATTGAACATAGAGATAACTGGACAGAGTTACTTTTAAAGACAAGAGACGAGTATGAGACGAGAAAAATGTTTGGCCACTGAGGCTAAACAAAATATAGAAATCTGCTGCACCACTCTTTGTGATAAGGAAACAGTCATCCAATATATTAAACAACTTGAAGATGAGAATGAGTTGTTAAGGCGTCAGATCACTAGTCTAAATGATAAGATCTACGCACAAGCTTTAAAGAGGAGTTACAAATGAAAGCTTTAACAATTTCAACTATGTTACTATTAGCAACTGTTGGTTGTACACCAGCTATAGCTGAAGAAGTACGAGATCACTATAAAGAAGTGATTGTCAAAAAACCATATACTGTCGAAGTGTGCTTTGATGGAGGTACTGGTAATAATAAATCCGAAATTCAAAACTTTCTTGAAGGTGCCATCATTGGTGGAGCCATCGGTAATAATATTCCGGGTGAAAAAAACGGAGGAGCTCTTGGTGCTTTTGTCGGTGGAGTGCTTAACACCGAAAGAAATAAAAATAAAGGGCCACAATGTAGAATGGAAACCCGTTATGAAGAAGAGAGAAAAACAATCTATTCTCACTCTACTGTTTCCTTTATCCATGAAGGTAGATCTTACAACATTCGGTTTCAGAAGTAAAACTTAATAAAACTTTAATACAACTGTAATCGTTATTTGATTAAATAATAATGAGCAGATGTTGAGACCTGCTCATTATTCAATCAGAAAAGGAAATAATCAAAATGAAAAAAATAGTTTTAGCCCTGGCTCTCATTGCTACGGCCTCAACTGCGTACGCAAGAGATCAAATTTCTATTGTAGGTTCATCTACAGTTTTTCCATTTGCGACAACTGTAGCTGAAAAGTTTGGACAAAATTCAGGCTTTAAATCACCCGTTATTGAATCAACTGGTTCTGGTGCCGATGGTCCATTAGCTGATCAAGGGTTGATTCCCTTACAATAATAAATAACTATATGGTTACAGTTACAGATTCAGCAAAAGAATACTTAGAAAAAGTCGGACAGCCAAACGTTTGGCTGTCCGTTAAAGGCGGTGGCTGTAGTGGGTTTCAATATGAGTGGGATGTCACTGATAAGAAACCTACTATTGCTAATCTTGCTATTGACCCAATTGCAGAAATGTTTGTAGTTGGTTGCACCATAGACTATGTTACAGAGCTAGGTGGTTCCTATCTGAAGGTAGTTAACCCTAATGCAACTGCGTCCTGTGGTTGTGGCGAATCATTTGCCGTATAAAAAATTTGAAAAAAAATTATAAGTTGTTGCTTTTACAACTAAACTTTTTTGCACTTTTTCCTTTACAATTCCATAAAAACGTGTTATAATATATACAAGATGGAAAAAGGAAGGAATAAAAATATGATTAAAGTTTATCAAATCCAAGATCAAGAAGCGATCTTCCCTAACGTATCTTTCACTTATGGTATGGGAATCTCTAAAGGTTTCGATCCAGTTGAAATGAAAGGTTATTATACTCACGTAGCTGATATTGCTGCTGATGATTTCAATGAAGCTTACCAAATTGGTAACATTGGTCCAGAACCATTTATCAGACGTCATTCAAGCATGCACTCACTTTCAGTTGGTGATATTCTTATTGATAATAATGGTAAACAAGTAATTATCGCACCTACTGGGTTCGATGAAGTGGAGGCTATATAATGACTATTTTTCTAGATATGGATGGTGTAATTGCCGACTTCTTTAGTGCATTTGCTAAAAAGAACAATGTATCGCATTGGAAGTCAATTAAGCAAAAAGAAAAAGCTTTAGCTGATCTTGTTGGTACAGACTGGTTTAACCAGTTACCTACGTTTAAAGATGATGATATTGATCTTTCTAAAATGATTGTTAATCATGTACGTGATATTACTGATGGTGACTGGGGCATTTGCTCTTCACCACTTCGTGGAGATCATAATAACTCAGCTTACTGGAAAAGAGTATGGCTTCAGGATCATGACTTTATGCCAGAAGTTGAACGTTGTATCTTCACTTCAAATAAGCATAAGTATGCTGTTAACCGTTTGACTGGTAAGCCCAACATTCTTATCGACGACAAAATTGATAATATCAAGCGTTGGGAACAAGCTGGTGGTATTGGTATTCGCTTCCAAGCTGATCAAGATGATGTTGTAGAATACCTCTTTAAGGAGATTGAAAATGTATATCAAGCCTAATCGGACTCATTCTTATCTTGGAACCTTTGTCACATCAGATAAAGGTGATATGGATAAACTTCGCGCATTGCGTGAGTCAGTTTCTATGATGAATAAGACTGATGCTTTCTGGGGAACATATCCAGACTATCTAAAACGTAAAAAGCGCGTTGTTGCTCGTGGTCGTAATGCTATTGTTAAAATGAAAGTGCCAGGAAGCAAAGGTCGCGTCTCATATGAGCGTGGTGGAAACGTTGTTGGTGGAATTAAGAATGCAGGAGAGTTTGATGTCTATATCTATGACAGGCACCCAGATGTTGTCTACCCGTGAAATACAATTATACGAGCAGCGAATTGATAATTGTTTTGCTGCTCGTGACCGCTGCGAAGAAGATAGCTGGGGATTTCATTTTTGGCAAAAAACGGCAATGGCATTGCTAAGAACATTAAATCAGAAGATGAGTTTGTATAAATAACTGTATGAGCGATATATTTGACTTTGGATTTACAGCTGTCACTGAAGACGAGCTAGAAGCTGTTAGAGTTTCTCAAAGTTCAGCAAGCGATGCTGAACAATTGGCAAGTGCGTCTCAAGATCGGCTTGATAAACTATACAATGCAATACAACCTCTTTTAACGAACCTTAAAAAGAATCCTGAGAAAGATTATATCTATTGGCCTAATAGACTTGGAAAAGTCGAGGCGTTTGAAGACCATATTCAGGAGATTTATACAAATGGGTAAAAGAAAATCAAAAAGAGAACACCAGGTATCTAAAAGTGAACGTAAAAGTGTAGATCCAAAACTGGCCTCTGCCACTCGGCGAATGAGAGACGAACTCAATCCTTTTCGTAGAATCATTGATCAGCAGAAAGCTTTCGCTAAAGGAAAGAACGTAGTCCTAACAATCGAAAACCCAGACAAAAACGCTACTAATATGCGTTATATTCGGGTTCCAGCTAAAAACGTATGGAGGACTAATGCGTGAGATTTCTATTACCAATACTATTTCTTTTTCCACTGCTCTCGTTTGCGCAAGAGACTGATAAATCAGAAACGCCACAAGTCTATTGGGCTAGTAAACCAATTCAATGTGGAACACCAGATGAAATTATAAAAATTGCTAAACAATATGGAGAAGATCCATTTGTATCTGGCAAAGGCATGAGTATAGGAGGCGATGGCCGCTATAATGAAGTGCATATCATCATGGGAGTTAACTCAGAAACAGGGACTTTTACTATTATTGAAGTAACAAGCCCGTCGCAAGCTTGTATCATAGCTAGTGGAAATAAAACTACTTTTCACCCACCAAAAAAAGAAGGAACTAATACATAATGGCTGCTGAAAATTATGATAAGTGTTTGGAACTAATTCTTCATCATGAAGGAGGATACGTTAATCACCCCTCTGATCCTGGAGGAGAAACCAATATGGGAGTGACTAAACGTGTTTATGAGAAATGGTGTATGGAGAATGATCTGCACACCAAAGACATGAAGGAACTAACATTTGAAGACGTTGCACCAATTTATCGAAAAAATTACTGGGACAGAATGCGCGGCGATAGTTTACCTAGCGGTCTCGATCTCTGCATTTTTGATTTTGGTGTCAATGCCGGTGTCGGTCGTGCTGCGAAGTTTATCCAATCTATTATTGGGGCGACCGTAGACGGTGGCATAGGTCCTATGACACTAGGATCTATAGAGGCTTATATCCAAGTTGAAGGAATTGAAGCCACTATAGATAAGTATCAAAATGACAGACAAGAGTACTATGAAAGCTTAAGTACTTTTGAGACATTTGGTAAAGGCTGGACTCGAAGAGTTCAAGAAACGACAGCTTCTGCCTACGACTTAATCTAACTTAATAAATTGCCGATTAGCAATATGCTGTTCGGCAATTTCATTTTTAGACTGGCCGTGGTAACCTACAGCATGATGCTCTTCAATCAACAATTGATTGATATTTACCTCATTGTACCATAATTCACCAAGAATTCTGCCAAACTTTCCTTCAGCGTCTTTATGAGTTTTGAGAGTAATATTACCTGCATCCAACCATTTTTTCAGAAAATCTTTTGCCGCTAGGCCGTATTTCTTTTCTTCAAGGTCGCGTGTTCTTGATTCAGGAGTATCGATACCATAGAGTCTGACTCTTTCGTTTCTCATCCATATGCCAAAACCAAGATCGATATCGACATCAACGGTATCGCCATCAACCACTTTAACTATTTCACATCTATATTCGTACATCTATTTCTCCAATATTGATTCAATCATTTATAAATTCCTTCGTTATCTTTCATATAAACTGGCTTGCAATAAGCCGTAATTCTGTCTTTTGGATCTACCAAATATGTATGCTTATAGTTTCCATATTGTTTTGGAATTGCTTTAGCAAAGTATTGACATCGATCTATAGAATAAAAATACATTGGATTGGGCTGTACCTGTCTATCATCGCCAACGCCTAATACGACTACTAACATAAAGGCATGGACCATCATTCTAATTCACCAATAGATTTTTTGAACTTCCACTCGACATCTGCAATTCGTAGTTTTATGCTACGAACAAGTTTTTCTGCTTCTGTTTCTGGGATATATGGTGGATTATGTATTTTGTCATCCATCCACGCTACATAAAATAACATACCAATTAAATATGTTGTGATAACAATCAATGCGATTAACATTAGTAACCTCTGTTTGCTTTATACTCTATTAACCACCAAACACCACCAACA